CTTTATATTTTCTCCGGGGGAAATTTTTTGAAATTGGTTTTATGAAAGGGGATGATAGATTGTTAGAAATAAGTAATAAACAGATTTCATTAAATAGAGGAAGTGAATGCACTATAACATTAAAAGTAAATCAAAAAGAAGAAACTGAAGAAACTTTTTTTAGACAAGGTGATATAGTATCTTTTGCTATTTATGAAAAAAAGAAGCTGGATAATTCTCCTTTATTATATAAAACTTTTAATATAGAAGAAAATACTAATATAGTAGATATTTATTTAACTTCTGAAGATATGAAAATAGGAGAATATAGTAACAAAGCGGTTGAATATTGGTACGAGATTGAATTAAATGATAATTTAACAATAATAGGGTTCAATAGAGAAGGACCTAAAAAACTTATCTTGTATCCGGAAGGAGCGAAAGATAATGTCTGATGAAATAGAATTATTTAATAAAGAAGAATTAGAAGTCAACATTAGTTCAAATGAGATAGATACTGATATTTATCCACGAGGACCTAAAGGTGACCCAGGAGAACCAGGAGAACCAGGATATACGCCAATAAAAGGAGTAGATTATTTTACATCAGATGATATATCTGAAATTATAGAAGATAATAGCTTGGTTAATAAAAATTATGTCGATGATAAGATTCCACCAAAAATGGTAATATTAGAATATGGTAAATCTTCATGGTCTGATTTTATAAACGCATATCTTAATAATGTTATTGTGTATTGTCGAGCTGGTTCTGGTTCTGATCCAAGTCAAGGCGCACAATTAAGAATGGCTTTCATGGCATATGTTGCTGGTTCAGCAACTAATCCAACAAGTGTGGAATTTCAATATTATAGAAGTGTGACATCACATTCAGATTCTCAACAAGGAGATCAAGTATATATTTATAAGTTAGAAAAAAATGGTACTTGGTCTGTTACTGTTAGGGAAGCATATACTAAAATTAATGTTGGCGATGGATTAAAAAAGACTTATAATAATGGAGTATTAACAATATCATTAAGTTAAATGCCGCTATTTATTAGGTAACATTTGTAGTGGCTTATAAGAATGTTTATTGTTTGTTTGGTTTTGAGTTAATATGTTTGTGCGCTCCTGTATTCTAGTATATAAAGGTAGAACAATTCACCCCCCAAAAAATACTCCTTTCTAGGTAAAAAATAGGTAAATCTAATATTATTTTGTCTTATAAGTCACTCCAAATGTTACCTAAGTATTATTAAAGATATGCTAAGTGTTAAAGAAGGGAGTAATAAGCATGGGGAAAGTAAAAGTAACTAAATCTAGCTCAGAGAAATCCAGCAGTATTAGACCTGCTTTAACACCTGATGCTAGAGAGAATCAATTAATTTATTTAGCCACAGAATTGGCCGAACAACAATTAAGAGATGGAACCGCTTCTTCACAGGTTATAACACATTATCTTAAATTAGGTTCTTCAAAAGAGAAGATTGAAAAAGAAATATTAGAGAAACAAAAAGAATTAATTTCTGCTAAAACAGAAGCTTTACAATCCGCTAAGAGAGTTGAAGAATTATATGCTAATGCTATTGAGGCAATGCGACATTATAATGGTGGAGGTAGTGAAGATGAGTACGAATCAGAATAAACTAAGAACATATTCAGAATTAATTAAATTAAAAACATTCAAAGAGCGATATGAATATTTAAAAATTGGTGGAATCGTTGGTGAAGATACTTTCGGTTTTGATCGATATTTAAATCAAGAATTTTATAGATCTAGAGAATGGAAGTCATTAAGAAATACTATAATAACCAGAGATAATGGTTGTGATTTAGGTGTTGAAGGTCGAGATATTTTATCTGGTAAAATATTGATTCATCATATGAATCCAATCACTAAAGAAGATATATTAAATAAAAGTGATTTATTATTAAATCCCGAATATCTTATATGTACGACTAAGAATACGCATGATGCTATTCATTATGGTGATGAGTCTTTATTGATAGACGATACACCAGTAGTTCGCTACAAAAATGACACATGTCCTTGGCGACATTAAGAAGGAGGAATGAAAAATGGCTAAGAAAGGTAAAGGTAAAAAGAAAATGGAAGAACAAGTTATTGAAGAAGTAATTGAAACTCCAGTTGAAGAAATTACAGAAGAAACTGTGCAAGCAGTTGCTAATGCTATAGTTGAAGAAGCTGATGAACAAAACGTTGAAGTTAAAGATGTAGTAGATGATATAATCGAAGAATCTAAAGAACAAAATGTTGAAATCCAAGAAGAATTACCAACTATAAAAGAAGGAATTGTTGGAGGATGCACTAAATTAAATGTTAGATCTGAAGCTAATACTAATTCAAATGTAGTTTGTGTGCTAGATGCTGATACTAAAGTGATAGTATATCCAGACGAAAGTAATGATGATTTTTATAAAATTAAAACTACTGATGGTTTAGATGGTTATTGTAAAGCTGACTTTATTTGGATTAATCAAGAAGGTTAGTAGGTGATTTGAAATGACTGATGATTCAGAAACTGTTAGAAACAGTATTCTTAATTCTATAAAAAAGTTGTTAGGTATTGATAGTACTTATATAAATTTTGATACTGATATAATAATGCATATTAATTCGGTATTTGTAATATTAAACCAAATTGGTTTTGGACCTGAAGAAGGTTTTAGTATAGATAGTTCAGATGCAACGTGGGATGATTACTGTGAGGCTGATATGATAGAAACAGCTAAAACATATATCTATCTTAGAGTTAGATTATTGTTTGACCCACCATCTAATGGGGCAGTAATGGAGGCTATTAAACAGACTATACAAGAGTTAGAATGGCGCCTTAATGTTGGATCTGATAATACATAAAAAGGAGGCTAGCATTATGGAAACTAGAAATGACGAGTTAGCTCATCATGGTGTTCCTGGACAGAAATGGGGACAACGATTATATCAGAATCCTGATGGTAGTCTAACTGCATTAGGAAGAATCAGATACTTAAAAAGAGATGGCTCTTTAACTAAAGCTGGAGAGAAAAGAAGAAAAGAGTTAGAAGCCACTAATAAAAGTATTAAGAAAAAATATAACGAAGATAATAAAGTAAATAATAATATATATAAACAATTAACGGGTAAAACTCTTAACCGTAGGGGTGGCGGAAAGAATATCCGTGAGGAATTATCTGAAAAAGATATAAAAGATATGTCTGATAGAGAATTAGAAAAATATAAAAATCGTTTAATTAGTGAACGTGACACTCTTCAAACAAAACAACAAACTAGATTTTTACGTGAAAAAGAAGCTAAAGAAGCTAAGTATGATAAAATGTCAAAAGGACAAAAATTTATCAAAAAAGTGATAGATGAACATTTAATGCCTAGTGTTAAAAAAGGCGTTAAAGAAGGTATTACTCAAGGTGTAAAAGATTCCGTATCACATTTAATAACAAAAATAGGTAATAAAGAAATAGATAAATTTGTTGATAAGCAATACGAAAATGAAAATCTAAATAATTCAAAAAATAGTAAAGCTAAAAGTGATGCTAAAAAACAATATAAAGATGAATTAATAAAAGATGTTAATAAAGGAATTAAAGAATTTTCTAATGATACTAAACCATTAATAGCTAATATTAAAAAATATGTAACTAATTATGGTTTATCTGTACATATAGATTATGCTAAAAAAACCAACGGGAGATCTTTTACCAATGATTTTTTAAAAGATAGAGGAACCCTTACTGAAGCTGAAATTATCGATGAACAGATTAATGACATATCAAAAAGACAAGAAAAAGCTAATAAACAATCATTTAAATGGGGTAAACGTAAATAATGGCATTATCAAATACTGCCACCCCAATTTATTATGGAATGTTTAGAGAAGCTGTTGTGCATGGTGATATTCCAGTATGCGAAACTATTTCATTAGAAATGAATCGTATAGATGCTTTAATAAGAAATCCTGGAATATATTATGATGACACAGCTGTTAATGGATTCATAGATTATTGCGAAAACGAATTAACATTAACTGATGGTGAAGATTTAACGCTTTTACCAACATTTAAGTTATGGGCTGAGCAAGTATTTGGATGGTATTATTTTGTTGAACGAAGTGTCTATGTTCCATCTAAAGATGGTCATGGTGGACATTATCGAACAAAAAGAATAAAGAAAAGATTAATAAATAAGCAATATTTAGTTATTGCCAGAGGTGCTGCTAAATCAATGTATGAGTCAACAATACAAAGTTATTATTTGAATGTCGACACATCAACTACACATCAAGTGCATACATCACCTACTATGAAACAAGCAGAAGAAGTGTTAACACCTATTAGAACATCTATTACTAGAGCTAGAGGTCCTTTATTTAAATTTTTAACAGAAGGATCAATTAATAACACTACTGGAGCCAAAGCAAATAGAGTAAAATTAGCGTCTACTAAAAAGGGTATTGAAAATTTCTTAACAGGATCTTTGTTAGAAATAAGACCAATGTCTATAGATAAGCTTCAGGGTCTAAATAGTAGAATTAATACTGTCGATGAATGGTTATCTGGAGATATTAGAGAAGATGTTATAGGTGCTCTTGAACAAGGTGCTTCAAAGAATGAAGATTATTTAATAATAGCTGTAAGTTCTGAAGGTACTGTTCGTAACGGGCCTGGAGACACTATTAAAATGGAGTTAATGGACATACTAAAAGGTGATTATATAAACCCACATGTTTCTATATGGTGGTATAAACTAGATAATATTGATGAAGTAGGAAATCCTGATATGTGGATTAAAGCAAATCCTAATTTAGGCAAAACCGTTAGCTATGAAACATATCAATTAGAGGTGGATAGAGCTGAAAAAGTTCCAGCATCTCGTAATGATATATTGGCTAAGAGATTTGGAATACCTATGGAAGGATATACTTATTTCTTTACATATGAAGAGACTTTACCTCATAAAAAACGAGATTATTGGGAATTGCCATGTGCTCTTGGAGCAGATTTATCTCAAGGCGATGACTTCTGTGCTTTTACATTCTTGTTTCCATTACGAAATGGTGAATTTGGTGTAAAAACTCGAAATTATATAACCGAACATACTCTTATGAAATTACCACCAGCTATGCGTGTAAAATATGACGAATTCATAAAAGAAGGAAGTCTTATTGTAATGTCTGGTACTGTATTAGATATGATGCAAGTATATGATGATTTAGATAATCATATATTGGAGAGATCGTACGATGTTAGATGCTTTGGTTATGACCCATATAATGCAAAAGATTTTGTAGAAAGATGGGAAAGAGAAAATGGACCTTTCGGAATTGAAAAAGTTATTCAAGGTGCTAAAACAGAATCAGTACCTTTAGGAGAGCTTAAGAAAATGGCAGAAGATCGTTTACTTTTATTCGATGAAGAATTAATAACATTCACTATGGGTAATTGTATAGTATTGGAAGATACTAATGGAAATAGAAAATTATATAAAAAGCGATATGAACAAAAAATTGATGCCATAGCTGCGTTAATGGATGCTTATGTTGCTTATAAAATAAATAGAGAAGCTTTTGAATAAGGAGGATAAAAGATAAAAATGAGTTTATATAAAAGTACAAATGAAATGTTTAATAATAGTTCTTTATATCATTCTGATGAATATCTTGGAGAAGATTATACAGATGGAATAAAACATTGGAAGTATTATAGAAGAGAAAAATTAAGTAATGGAAAATGGAGATACTATTATAGAGATAAAAATGATCTTATCTATACTTCTGATAGCAAAAAAGATGATGAATGGGGCGGAAATATTGGCAAATATGCTAAATACACACATGTTGATCAATATGGTAATAAACATACTATACAAAGAAAAAAAGGTAATAGATTGTTAACCGGACATCATGAAAAATCCACTTCATTTAACGAACGCGGTGTTAGTACTAAAGAAGTTTTATACGATTCAAAATTAGATAGAGCTATCGATAGAGGTACAAAAAAAGTTAATAAATTATTGAAAAAATTTGGTAAGAAACTTAGAAAAATAATACCTAGAAGCATAATAGATTAATAAGTATTTATAAGAATAAAATAAATAGAAAGAGGGTATCTGTTTGAAAAGAGTAGTTCAAGATATGTTAAAAATTTATAAACCATATTCAAATTTAGATTGGATGAACTATAAACTTGTTAAAAAAGATGTTACTTTTCATCATATTAAAAAGAAATGTGATGGCGGTCGACTCGAAATAAGTAACGGTGGTTTATTAATGCCTAATAGTCATGCTTATCTTCATTTAATAGAGTTTTTAGATTTTAACACATATTTGGCTTTGAATGAAATTTTCAAAGATATAAATATACAAGGTTACGAACCTCAGCGTGATCAAAGATTAATAATTGAATCTTTATTATTAAATTTT